AAGATGTTTGTCCATTTCTATTTCTTTTTGTAACGTCTGAATTGTAGTAAAGTTTTTTAAAGTTTTCTCCACCTTTATCTAAAGCATTTGATGTTGAGCCCATCATACATTTACCAACTACTCTTGACCCTAACCTTAATGTAGTTTTTGTAACTCGCCAGTTGTTTAATATATTATCAGGCCTTTCCCATTTACCACTTTCATCATGCGCTAATAGTTTTAGCTTTTCACCATCATAAGAGTTATCACCTGTATTTTTCCAGTCAATAGTAGTATCAAGACCTTGAATATCTACAGCTTTAATATTTTCCTCCAATTTTCTTCTAGTAAGCTTTGATGCCGGAACACGATATGCCAGCTCAGTCTTCGGCCTGTCCATACCATCTTGGATCGGCTTGAAGAAAAATGGATAGTTAACGGATATTGGTACGACTTTATCTGTAAACATTTTTTTAGCATCTGCTCCTGACTTGGACAATATACCAAATCTTGAATCACTTGATATTGTTGCCATGTTGACAAGTTCTGCTGATGCCATAAAGGAGAAACCAGACCGTCTGTTTTTAAGATAGCACATCCCGTAACATCTGTCATCTGCTTTGCAGGCTTCCCAAAATATAAAGAATAATCTATTTGCTTCTCTATATTCAGGTGCCCCAACGTCGATTTTTGACCACTGCAAGTACATGTAATGAGTACCAGTAATATATACAGGACTGCCATTATTGTAGAAATGAAAACCTTCTTCTCTTCGTTTAAATTCTTCATCTATATAATCATACCATTTCTCTCTAAAGTCCATGGGATATTCTTCCCAGTCAAATCTAGTTTTTATTCTTTGTAATTCTTTTGGGTATTCAAATTTTTCCCAGTATTGTTTCTTTTTATCTTCGCTTCGTTTATACGGTTCATTTGTTGCTGGTAAAGCAATGCGGAGATTTTGTATTTCGATGACTGATCCAATAGTACCATTTTTACTTATACAAACAAAATCATACTCAGCGTTATAACCATATTCCCACTTCTTATATCTATTTTGTTTTTTAAGATATTTAGTATTTATAACGTCTGGTATTTCTTTCCAAAGAGTTTGAGTATAACTCATTTACTCCTCCCTTCAGCAAAACCTTTAAATGCTCTTTCTTCTTTCTTTTCTTTTACTACACCATTTAAAATATTTTCTTCTTCTTCAATACGTTGTAATATTTCAAAAGCATCCATTATACAAAGTTTTTTAGTTGCTGCTGCATTTTTAAGTCTATCAGCAGATACATCATCTTCAGTGTGAGTAATAATTTTTTCCTCAGCTACTTTGATAAGCTCATTTACTGCTTTTCGCCCAGCTTGGATTATATTCTTTCTCGTTTCCTTTGTGTCCATGATTTATAAGGATATCTTTTGATTTCATACAATATAATAATTTTCCGTCTATCACAAATTCCCACTCACGTAAACTAGGGAAACTAACTAAGTCTCCCTCATTTACGTTTAAATCTTTTAAAGTTTTATTTCCATATTTTAATATACCTATATTTTTCCTAGCCTTTTCTCCAAGCGTTTCAGAAATTATCGGTTGTACAAAGCACCTATCTAAAAACGAGTGACGTTTGTTTTTCCTCTCATATAAGTATATTTGATCAGCCCCACAAAAATACAAACCATCTTTAAAATATGATCTACTATTTTGTTGCTTACCCTTCATGTTATAAAACTTTCTAAATACATTGTGGTGAACATAAACAATATCTCCTTTTTTAATAGGTAAGTTATAAGCTTTTGGAGTTGCTATAACTTCAGCTTTTTTATTTACAGCTTTAAAAGTTTCAATACTTGTGTTTAGTATTAATTCTTTATTACCTATTTTTTTTGAGTTATTATATCTTTCACCTAACGGCTTTACAATATAGTCGTATATACTATTCACTATATTGTAAATCAAATTCAACTGCAATAGCCATATTGCTGTTAAACTTTTTCCAAGGTAATGTTTCTTTATTTTTTTGTATATAAACTAAATATTCACCATTACTTTCTTGAAACAGTATATCAGAAATAGTATGTCCTCCGTAAACTTCTTGACCAACTGAATAATGCATAGCATCATTTTTATAATCAGATCCAATACTAATTTTTCTTATTTTATTAGACATTATATTGCGGCTACTGGAGTTTCTTCTTCTTCTTCTTTTTCTATTGAGGTATATTCTCCTGTTTCTACGTTAATATTTACTTGGCCATATTCCGCTTCAAGTACAGATTTAAACTCTTCAATAGTTTTATTTGTTTCACCAAACTCGTGTAATAGCCCATGCTTTTGAGCTTCTAAATATCCTACTTGATTTAGTATTTGATTTAGCTTAGTTTGTTGTTCTTGAATTGTTTTTAAATGTTCTTCACTTATTTTATTCATTTTATTAAATTTAATTGTTTGTTTTTAATTAATATGTAATATCATTAATTACTTGTACATTACATAATACTGGTGAATTTGTATATAAACTACTAGAGTTTAATATAGTAATTCTATATAATGGAAATGATCCATTAAAACTTGCTGGTAATAAACTTGGATCTGGAGCCCATATTACTAATTCCATTCTTTCGTCTGAAGTAAAGTCAAAGTCTAATGTTGCGTCTGAATTATTACCTTGAGCATTTAAATCTACTGTTGTAGTGTCAGTTGTTGATGTGTCAAAGTTAGTATAGTTAACATGATAAACAGAAGCTGTAGATCCTGTACCGGAAACGTTTTTAATTCGTAAATCTATATCATCTGTAGTAGACACATCATAAAATAATCTTATTTTAGTATCTTCATAAATTATTACATCAGCGTTAGTTGCATCTACAGTAGCTGTTGATGTTTGAAGTGTTGATGGAGATTTCCACTCTACACCATTTGTACCAAAACCATCGTCGTATGAAACTAAAACATCACCACTATCACCTATGTCTCCATTGCGATCTTGTAGATCTTTAAAAATTTTAATAGGACCTTCAACCTCAGTAAGCATACTATTGCCCATTGTTATAGTTCCAGTAACTCCAGCTGGTGGTGCAGGTGGAGTATCTATTACTAAAGATCTTGAGTCAGGATTTCCTACTTGCGCTTGACCGCCTGCTAAAATTAACTTTTTAAAACCGCCTGGTTTAATAAGTATATCATTAATACCATTAGTAGTACGTATATCAAATCTATTAAAACCAACAGCAAAACCAAAGTCTAACGTGCTTAATATATTACCATCTCTAAATGTGATAAGCCCAGTAGCATTGTTATTAGAAAGTATATTATCTTGATCAACAACATCTTGTAGTGTTGGTATTGATCCACCAGCATTAATCCATTCTACAGTAGAACCTGTAGAACTTAATACTTGACCACTTGATCCTAATTGATTATTGGTGTCTTTTATTCCACCATTAAACTTTACAGCATTAGCGTGAGTTGTGTCACCATTAGTAATAGACATTTTTTCAGAACCATTGAGTCTAAGTGATATATTCTGACCCGTATTGCCTGTATCCGCATTAATAACTATATTTTGTGTAGCGTTAACACTACCTGAACCAGTAGCATCAAAACCGTTATGATTAAACCTACATTGTTGACTGTTAGTAAAGAAAAACTTAAGTCCACCACCATTTAAATTATATGTACCAGTAAAAAGTTCCTTTGATGTCCATCTTCTGTTTTCGCCTTGACCTGGACCTATTACTTCGTATCCCGCAAAAACTGAGTTATCTGTTGCTGTTACACCAGACGTAAAACCTACGCCTGAAAATTTTGAATTTGCCATTTATATATTTTTAAGGTGCTGACTCTTGCAGCATTAAATCTGTTGAAGGTTCTAATTCCATAAAACCACTACCATCCTCTAATTCCATAAAAAATTGCTGAGGCGGTGGAGGAGGTGGTGGTGGAGGAACAGGAGTCCCTGTAGACCCTTTTGGGTTTCGTAAATTTATGACTCTATTTGCTATACCTATTATCATTAGAATAAAGCTAAAATAACAGACTTAGCATCAGGTGGTTCTACACCTTCAGGTTCATTTAGTGATACACCACATACTGTTAAGCAAGATATAGGCATAAAAGTACCTTGAGGAATATTATTATATGTTACTTTTTTAGTACTCTCCATAATAACGGTTAATGAATCACAAGGCCATCCTATATATAAAGCAGCGCCTGGACCTGGAGTTTCATACTCGCAATTACAAGGTTGTCCTTCTTCACCGCATTCGCAAGTATATACATATTTAGTTTTTTGTAAAAAAGCTTCTAGTGGTTGCCCTACATCTGGAAGATCAGTTGCTTGATCTGCATATTTTTTTTGCTCTGTTAATGCCATGTTCATTGTAGTAAACGGACAACCATAGTCCCACTCTGTAATAAGTAAATCTTCTACGGTAGCTACAGCAGCAGTTCCACCACCTGGTGAAAGAAAAGTTATTACATCACCTACGTTGTAACCTGAGCCATGTTTACACTCAACTATTTCATATTCTGTTATCTCACCACCTGGATCAACAGCTTGTACTACTATTGTTACACCATTACCTAATGTATTTCCAGGATTTTTAATAAATCCTTCTACTATATCACCTGGTGAAAATAAAGTTCCTGCGTTAGTTAGTGGATCTTCAAAACCTTTTACTCCTCTCCATATGCAGCCAGGTAAATCTTTTAAAGCCACGGCGTCATGAGCAAATACTCTTGGTTGTTTTAGTGTTGTTCCTATTACACTCATTTTTTAATTTTTTATTTTTGTAATTTTTTCAGCACCTCTGCTACCAAAGTATGCTACATATACTGTTATAAGTAAAGCTTCT